ATCATCGCTAAGGCGCTTGAGGTCCTGAGCGGCAATCTTGCCGTTCGTGACGTAGAGCCTGAACAAGTCTCTGATACCGTCGAGTGTTTTAATGGCCCGCCAAGCGGCCTCTCTGGCTGTGAGGTCTTCTGCCCTGCACGCGCGCCACGCGCTCATGTAGCGGTCTTCGATTTCTGCAAACGCTTCGTTCAGAAGCGTGTTGTCCAATAGTTCCTGCGCGCGCAACCCCCGATGCTGCGCGATGCCAAGCTTGATTTCATCCATTAGGCGTTAGACAGCGCGTTCCAGAGAGAGTTGACGGCAAACTGAATGTCGCCGTCTGGAATGCCGTAGTCCGGTGCCGATGCCAGCGTTGCCTCGCCTGCAATTGTAGTGTTGGTCAGCACCGCAAGTGGAACTGAGGCGGCGTTGTAGCTCCCCTGGATGACCTGCGAGGCCAATACGCCTCGAGCAGCGTGCCCGGTGGTGCTTGTCGCCTCGCTGTAGATATTAACGGCCGCACTCATTAGCGCGTATTTGATACGCTGCTGAAAGCCATCGTTGCCGGCTATCTTAATCAGATCGTCGTAGTTAGCCATTATTGGACACTCGTAACCGTGCTGAAGACTCGGACGTAATCCACGTTGATAGGCCAACTATGCCCGGCCCCCAAGATCAGCGGCGCGGTATGGTTGTCGCCACTTGCGAAGCCGGAGGTAGCACTGGTAGAGTATTTGTATTCCTGAAACATCAATCCATTTTTGTAGAATTGATTGATGCCAACCCCATTGTTTAGGGTCGCCGGAATGATCAGCTCGGAAAAACGATTCTGGTTTGTCCAGGTGACAGCCCCGGTGGATATAGAGCCCAAGTTGGAGGTAGCCGTCAGATTGCCGGTGGTGACATTCCAGGCATTTATGCCGAAGTCTGGAGCAATTGTGCCGGTGGTGGCGCCACGGTATGCCTCAATAACGTCATGCTCGATCCAATTGGTCGGCGCGGTCCCCAGAAGGAACTGTAGGTCTATCGCCCAAAATGTCGGAAAAGTAATGTCTGTCGTTAACGACAGAGCGGGGTCGAATGCAACACTGGCCTCGATGAGTCGAATACCACCGAAAACCGTACCCGTATATCCCGCGCTGGTGGGTGCCACGGTGCTAATGGTATAAGCAAAGCTACTAACATCAGTTGCAATAGATAGCACAGAGTTGGCGACAGAAAATGTCGTCGACGATGGCGTTGCCACTGCTAGCCATGCGTCGGGGTTGGCGACACCATTGAATTCATTGTACGGCGAGGAGTTGGGCCAGCCGTTGGAGGGGTACCAATTAAAGCCGCTCGCCTTAGTGTTGTTCACGTCAAGTGTCGAGAGCGACGTGAAGTCATCAAAGAATGTTTGCGATGTTAGCTGCCAGGCGGCGGACGGAACTATGTTGGCGTTCCAGAGAAAGACGCCGTTGGTGCCGCTCCCCGTAAAGGCGTTAGCCGCCACTCCCGTCCCCGTGCCGCTGTCCAGCGAAATGGCCGCCCTGAAAGTGCTGTTTGTGGTGGTAGTAGCAGTGACGCGACAGCGGTACCAGCCACCACCAGCGGACGTTATGTCGGCGGAGGCGCCCGCAGTCGTGAAGCCAGCTCCGAACGTAGTAGGCCCGTAAGCAATTTGGCCGCCCGCAAGGTCGAAGCCGTAGTAAACGCCCGCCGTTCCGTACGGCCCACCAGCCCCGGCGTCGTAGTCGAAATATCCTACCAGAATACGCGATAGATCGGCAGCCTTGGCAAATACAGTAAACGTGTAGACCGTGGCGGAACTTGCCGCCGTCCCGGCGATATTCTGATAAACGGTGTGATTGTTATTTGCAACGCTCGCTGTGAGTTTTGCGCCGGTGAGAGTACCGTCAGGCGCCGTCGTTTTCGTGGCGAATGTCGCGTCTCCTACACTAATGGCGAGCCAACTCACTGCGTAGTTTGCCGGATTGGCGCTCGCCAGCATATTGATGACATTGATGCCCGCGGGCAACGCGAATGCAGTGCCGCCAGCTCCGGCGCCAAGCGCACCAAAATCGCCGGCCCCCATACCACCAAACATTCAGAGGCACTCGGCGATAAACATATTGCCGCCGGCCGTGACTTGGAGGGCGGAAATCTGCTGCCCCGGTCTGATACTAAAATACTCCGGCCGCAGTCCTGGCAAATAAGCACCGTTGGCGGTTGTGGCGGTCGTCGAGTTGCCGATAACAAAGAAACAGTCCGTTGTAGACATGAGCCTGACTTTTTGGCAGGCGACACTCACATTGCTGGTGACTCCCGCCGTCGCGGTATAGGAAAAACTTTGGATATTGCCTAGATAGGCAGTACCCCAATATTGTGTTCCCGACATCCTCTATTTCCTTGGCTTGCTCGCGACCTTGGTCTTGGCAAGTTCCATGTCGCCGGTGTGTTTCTTTTCCGCCATGCTGGTGGCATGGGCGTGAGTACGCTCGGCCAGACTCATTTCGTGGGCCTGGGACGCCTCTTCCATCTGAATCTTTTTCTGGGCCTGATCGTTCTGCATCTGGGCGCTGTGTTGTGCGAGCAGCATTTGATTGGCCATGTCATTTTGTTTCATCTGGTGTTCCGCACCAAGGTGCTGCATCTTGAGCTGGTGCTCCTGCGACAGCCTTGCCTGCTCGGTGTAATCCAACTCTTTCTGATGCTGGAACTTCTGTTGTTCAAGGGCGGCGTCAGCCTGGAACTTGGCTTGTTCGTGTACCTGCTCCTGTTGCATCTTCTTGTCAGCCAACTGTGACTGAGCTTGAATTTTCATCTGCTCGAGCTGCACCTTGGGGTCGGGGTGCTGCGTCGGCGGCGGTTGGGTGCTGGGGTCGGTAAAGAACTTGTCAACGTCCTTATGACCCGCCAGCCTTGTGATCGCCTTTGCCGTCTCGTAACAGTTCTGCACTGTCACCAGATTGGTTAGCCCACCCATAAGTGCCTTTTCTTGGAGCCCAGCGATGGCGTTCATCATGGCCATTTGTTCCGGTCGTCCCCCGGTCCCAAGTCCAACGTCCACCGTCATGTCGTTTCGCTTCTTCCAGTCGCGAGGGTCTATCTTTATCCATTGGTTTCTCAGCCTGACGGTTTTGAGTTCCTGGCCGTGCTTTCTGATGAGGCCGTGAAGCTTGATGAACAGGTCACTAATGCCGGTTTCCGCAAAAATGCGGGCAATCAACTTCATGCGGGATTGCGACATGCTGAAGATTTGATTGGTCGCCTGGGCCGTCTGGTTTTGCAGACTCTGGGGGTCGAGCCCCTGCCCCTGCTTGGTAACACCAGTACGCATTTCCCGTACCGAATCTTGGTACTCAAGAAGGGGCATGACGTGCTGCCCGATGGTGGGGATTTGCTGCCAATTGATGCCGCCGGGTTGCTTCGTTCGCACAAGTCCACCCGGACGGCTAATAAGTAAGTCATCTAATGTATTGTCGGAGGCGTGACTCTCGGCCACTTCCACCCGCGGATTATTTGCCAGATAAGCGTTATCCAGCAGCGAACGAAGCAAAGAAGTTTTAATTCGCATAATATCCATGACGAGATCAGCAATCGACCGACCGAAAAAACGGTGGGTCACGATAATCGGGGTCATGGCAGCAAAGGGGAAGTCGTCTACCTTTTCTAGGTCGAGCTCGCCGTCTTTGTAAAGAAGCTGCCCTTCGGAAGCACCAGTTCCAACTTTATAGAGTTCGGCCCTTCCGTTTCCTTCATAGTCCATCCGAACGTAGTGCTCGATAACCTCAACGCGTCGAGTAGCCGGGTTATGTTCAGTTCCGACATTTTGGTGCTCGTCTACAGAGTCTCTGTTGATCTCTTCCGGCATCGTGATTGCCGTATAAGTCGGAAGAGCGTTGACAATATCCTCGTCATAGCCCTGTGCTAAGAGACGGTTGACCGAAATTACGGTGCGGTGGAAGCAATAATTGCACTCGTGCAGACGTAGGCTTCTAGCTGTTTTCTCAATTCCAAATTCCTCAGGTGGCACTCCGAGACATTTGGCTTGAGAGGCATCTTTGGAACGTCTGACTTTGACATCGTGCAGCTCCTTAGAGATTGTCGGCTGCGGCGGGTCTATGGGTTGTCCGGTATCGGGCTGCGCGGGAAGTTTCCCCTGCTGTTGTAGCGGGGGGCCGCCCGGTCCGGAACCTACGGGCGGCGCCCCCTGAGACCCACCCTGCGCGGGTGACGCACCAGACGGACCCTGAGGGCCGGGCTGTTGCTGGGCCTGTCCTTGCATATCCGCAATCGCCTTGTGGGGCGGGGCGGACATAAGAGCCATAGCGGTCTGCTGATCAATTGGCCGCTTGGTGTGCTCGATAATCTCTACGTCTTTATCTTCCAAGATGACATCGAGTTCGTCATCCGTCAGATCGTGGTAGGTCTCTTCCTCGATTTCCTCTTTCTCTTCCCACCAGAGTTTGACAATTCCAACCTTGGAGAGTAGGGCGTCCTTGATGAAGGAGTAAAGGACGATGAACCCGGGGTTCTCGACCATAAACACATGATTAACGTAGTCAGTTTCCTGTTCGGCGGCGCCTACGTCCTCGGGCCCAGTAGGATTGAATTTAACTACCTCCTCGCTGCCGGCGAATATCTCCATGAGGGAAGGCATGAGACCCTCGATGGTGTCTGCTACGTCAGAGCTTACAGCGTTGCTACGTCCATCCATGCTCGGCATGTCCTTGGACATGTCGTTCATGTAGTACATTAGCGCGTCATCACGCTCACTTGAGAGCTTCGAAGACCAGATAGAAGCCAGCGCGCCCATCTTCTGGGCGTCGAGCATAGACTTCAATTCCCCGTCCGACATTTGCTTGCCGGAGGGTTTTACTCCGGCTTCATTCTCTGCAAATGCGCTCATGCGGGCCTGCGCCTAAGCATAACCCAGTATGTTTCTGACATCTTATGCCGCGCTGTTTGCTGGCCGAACAGCGGCTCCCACCAATCTTCCATTAATGATAAAATATCCTTGAGCTTCTGATCGTGATCGTTCCACTTAAAGGCCATAAGTGCGTCGGGCAATGAAACGCGGTGCGCCTCAGAAGCGGAGCGCTTTATGATGTCGCGAATTTCCGCGACGGAGTACGATCCGTAACGCGTCCCAAAAGTGCCGCTGGCGCCAAGCGAAACATGTGGCGGATCGAATACAATAAGGCTATAACCCGCCCCCACGGCAGAGGGCATACTCCGCGTATCGCACACAATGTCGGGCGATGATCGTCTGTTGCAATCGGAGGGCGCTATTTCTGACCTGTGATCTAGATAGACTGCATCAGGATGCTTCTTGTTGAACCAAATCGCGCGCATCCCGGCAGACATGTCTAGAATCTTCAAACTATCTCCAGGGAGTAGATTATGGTTTATTTCTACGAATGCGGAATATGCGAGTGTCTCCACCCGGCACGATTCGACGGAGACTGCCGCAACGATGCCAATCGGTTTGCGGCCGGCGAGTTAGACGAAAAATTCGGAAGCGACGGGTGGACCGTCATATCTATGGCGGAGGCGGACGACTGGCCAGCGCCTCCGCGCCCGCATCAACGATAGATTTTGAGGGCGTGTCTGTAAAATGTTGCCTAGGCTTTAAATGTTTCGGCCATGAACAAGTAACACTGTCGCAAGGCCCGTCCTTGAACTGATAGGTGTCCTTGCTTGTAGTCCCCCTGTAGCAAGCCAGGTCGCCGCAGCTCATAGACTTGGCACGAAGTCGCTAGGTTCTGAATTTTCGGTCACGCGAACGTTGCGCCCCCATAGGTACAAATAAAGCCAGAACGCCAATACAGAACCAATTATCAGCACGCCAAATAGCTGGCTAAGCATCCGCGTCACCCTGCCGCATGTACAGTTCGCAAATTGCGCATTATGGTCTCGCTACATAAATAAGGAGCGCCACGATGATCCAACAAACACACAACGAGCAACTCAAGCGCTTCCGCGCGGTGGCCAAAAAGCATGGTCTTATCTTGAGGCGCGCGCACGTTCACGGGCATGCCCCCCATTATGAACTAGTCTGCCGCGAACGAGAGCATTGGTGTTCGGCCGACACCCTAAAGGAGCTCGAAGCCAGGTTCCAGAAAAGAGTATCGCAATGACCCCGATCATCTTCTGTACCGCAGTCGCCATGAACATCTACTCGCTACCGGCCGGCAATACCGTTGTCGGAACTACCGCGCTCGGCGAGCAGGTCCAGCTTCAAGACGGAAGTCTCTTGCGCGATTGGGTCTTTATCTCAAACCCGCGCGATAGGGGCGGCCCGCTTTCGCGCGGCTGGGTGCTGTACTCAAATCTAGCGTGCAACCAATGAAGCCAATTATGATTTTGTGGTTCCTTGGAATAGGAACTCTGCTTCTCATTCACCCACTTGCCGGCGCAGTGCTAGGAGCCGGCTATCTAATCGCCATCGCTGTTTGCTCAAAAGGGGCCAGCCAATGAACCGCCTCCTCCAAGTTCTTGTCGTGGCAATCTTTGCGTCTTCAATGTTCTTCTTTGCGATGGCGGCCGGCCGCGCGGCAGAGGCCCCAGGAGTAACCGCCTATCTGCTTACCTTTAAAATTATAAACAACATTCCGTTCATCGTTCCCCTGACTCCGCCCCGCGCCGAATCCGCCGCCGAATCTCTTAAGGGGACCGCCAGCCAAGTTTCTTATGTCTCCATCCCCGGTATCGCAACAGAAGCGGAGTGCATCCGCCTAGCAGAAGCCATGCTTACCGACCCCATCAAACTATATGCTTGTCACGCCTATCAGATGGCTCACTAATGGGCCTGGTCGGCATACGACCCGGCAGTCCGGATAGAAGTCGGTTGCACGCCCAGCGGCAACAAACCGGCCTGGGGCAGCAGCCCATATCTTTGAAGGAAGTCCTCCATTTGCGATAATTCCGCCTTGGCATCGGCACTCAGGTGCGAGAATCCAGACCCAACATCAGAACCAAGACTTGATAGTATCGGCGCAACTTCCGACTCCAACTTCGAGAACTCCGCCTTAGCGGCAGACCCCAAGCCCGAAATTGCCGACTCAATACCAGACGCACCAGACGAAAAGAAGTTCTCTATACTTGACAGCAGACCGGGGCCAGAATTGCTGCCGCCCACACTTGGTTGCGCAGCAACCTGATAGGGCGCGGCCGCCTGCGGGGCCGGCTGGTCCGCCTGCTGAACTGGGTGCGGGGCCGCCTGTGTGACTGGCTGGGCTTGCTGGGTGGGGCCGCTCAGATATTGAGCCATCCCGGCCTGTGGCTGAGCTGGCATCCCGCCAGCTGAAGAGTTATCGGGTATATTCCAGACATCGAGTGGCGGCGTAGACGACGTGTCACCACCGCCATAGCCCTGTGCCGGATCATAGGATATATCAGCCTGCCCCGTGTCGGTAAATTCCTGCTTTACCTTATTCGCCGTGGACTCCAGGCGGTTCATTATACCCTGCTGCTGGAATGCTATCGACGCTCCAGGATTTCTGAGATCCTCGACATTGGTTGACGGCCTGGCCCCGGCCTCAAACTTCTGCCAATTCGTATTAGAGAAAACGTTACCCACGCCGGGGTCTATGGGCTCTGGGGCTCTAGGCATGGGTAAGCCAGACATTGGGTCGTAGAGGTTGGTATCCGGGGCCAGATTAGCATCTGGGGCCATCGGGCCCTCATCAGTAAACTGCTGCGGCGTCGCCCTGCCCTCATTCATGAGTATGTTCTGAATCTGCGTCGCAGTGAGCGGTGCTGCGCCACCCTGTGCCGTTAATGGCTGCGCAGCATTATATTGATCGATTAGATTGTACACCCCCTGCTGTGGGCTCGCGGCGTAGTCCTCGCCAAACATGCTTTTCGGATAATTAATCGTATTGGGTGGCGCCATATTGATCGCCCCGGCGGAGCCGGCGCCGACCATGCTGGCGGCGTTGGCGCCGCTGTTGTTGATAAGGCCGCCAAGGGGCGATCCACTAAGAGAGTCCATATAGGCCCCCATGATTTGGGCCTGTAGAATGGGGTCAGTAGTCCCCGCGTTGTTGTAATAGGATTGAGAAACGCCAGTTTCCGGGTCGGGCGCCCCACCCACACCAGGATTTTTGGTCCCCGGACCGGCAGTTCCCGGGCCCGGCCAGAATGACCCCTGGGTACCGGTGGGATTCCAAACTCCGCTCCCCTTGTAATCAGGAACTAGATTTTGATAAACCTCTTCGGGGTCCAAACCCAGCCCGGTACCGCGGTTTTCCTGAGCGTTAAACCACGTCGTAACGTTTTTGGAATTGAAACCAGCCCCGCCCGGGTCCCGCCCGCTACCGTAGGGGACCTCTTGCGGAACGAAACCTGCGATATTTTTCCTGGCCCACGCCTGCCCCTCTGGCGTACTCATTTGCGCCAGATCGTCGGCGCGCATTGCCGCAAGAGTCGGATCGGAAAGCGCCAGATGCGTGAGCTGCTCGTTAGGAGACCCGCCGCCATAGCCCCCGCTTATGTCTATGCCCAGCGGTTGCGGCACTCCGCCGAGCGCATCATTGAAAGTCTGCCCCATGTCCTGAGGTTGGGGCGGCGATTCTATCTGCGGCGTCAGCCAGTTGGTCTGCGGTATGTCCGCGGGGGGCGTTGGTGCGGGGCCGATAGCAGCACCAGAGCTAAGCGTAGGCGGTGTAGCTGGAATGTCTTGATTGCCGCTGGAGGCGGCAGAACGAATTCCAGCTTCTGATAATTGGCCCCCGGCCGGGAAGAATCCCGCCATCATTTGGGGGACGGCTATTTTAGAATAAACCCCCATATTACCGCGGCTTAGCGTTTCACTAAGCTGCGGCTCAAGCGGCTTGGTGAGGTCAATCTTGAAGTCTATATTTTGGGGAAAATTATCAATAAGTTGCTGTAAGTCTTTCGGTGACTCGCCGGCAACGATTTGTCTCAGAGTCGGGGTGTTACCATATTTATCGATAAGTTCCCCGGCGGGGGTATCCTGAATCTTGTCCTGTAGTATGTCGGCCGCCGTCTGATCCTGGCTCGTTGCTGGCACGACTTCGGCGGTCTGCGGCCCGAACCCGGCCGGAACGGGAGGAAGCTCCGCTGGGGTGGCGTTACCAGAGTACACAGATGCCCCCGCAATAGCGGAGTCTATTGGCGCTGGAGCGGGTGGCGGAGCCCCATAATCCGGGGGGTTAAAGCCGAGTGTGCCATAATCGGGCTGTGATGGGGCATCTGGCGTTACCGTAATCTCCGGCAACATCGTGCCTGGGACGGTGATATCGGTGGGCGCATACTGACCGGGCGAGCCAGCACCTTGTTGGTACTGTCGCGGGCCAGCGCCCTGTACCTCTGACGGAGGCGTTATGCTGGGCGTCGGTGGCTCCGGCTGTGGCGCGTATTGGCCCGGAGCGCCAGCACCCTGCTCGTACAATCGCGGACCGGCGTTTTGCACGTTTGATGGCGTGTCTGGGAATATGTTAGAGAGCCAATCCGGAATACCTCTACTCTGCTGAGTAACCGGCGGCATTGGCAGACCAGACAACGGGTCGTAGAAGTTAGGATCGGCGGCAGAGGCGGCGTCTGGCGCTACAGTTGGCGGGGCGTCTAGCCCGCCACCAGCGGCGTATTTCGCATAGTCTGGGTTGTCGTCGACTGGAGGATGTAGCGTGGCGCCCGTCCCACTGCCAGCCAACCCATAGGGCACGGCCTCCGGACCGGGCTCAACACCCAGATTAAGGCCAGAATTAAAACCCGGCCACGATGGCTGACCAAACCCGAGACCATAGCCGGGGGTGTTGGATCGTTGACCGCCCCCTCCGCCAGTAACCGGATGGGAGAAGTTATATCCGGATGGCGTCATATTAGCGGCGCCGCCGCCCTGGTAGAACCCCGGTCCGGGCCAGGGGCCAAGTCCCGCGTTACCGATCTGGTGGCCGGTAAGGGCTGCCATCACCGCCGGGGAGATACCTGGAATCGCAGTCTGACCGCTGGAAACAACCGACGGGACAGTACCGCCGCCCTGGTTTACGAACGCGTTAGATGATACGTTCGGGTTAGATGATCCAGGAGCGGCAACGGCATTACCGGAAAGTGGGCCTCCTGGGTATCCAGTGGCCGGATTGCCGTCGTATGCGCCGCCGACAAAGCCCATTATTTAGGCTCGAAGTAGTCGCAGACGGCCGCTGAGGAAATCGGCCCCATAACATAGGAACATCCGTGCGGTGGGCGGAACATCGTGCAAAGCTTGCACTTGTAGTCAGACCGCCCGTCGCGGTAATTGGCTTCTTTCTTTGTTTCCTTCATTACGAAAGCCAAGCGGTTGGAATACTGAACGTAACCATCGATCCAGGCCGGTCGCCATGTCTCGCAAATTCCTTGAGGTCGAGCGTTTGCCAATTCCCCTTTTCCATCGCAGCTATAGCCCGCTCATTCCTATGGTGGGCGACCATTGCGATACGTTGTGGGTGAGCGAGGACCTGCTTTAGTCCACCAAAAAATTGATGTAAGAATTGGTGGAAAGAGTCTCCCCCGCCGGGGGCAGAACGGTCCGGGTTTTCTGCTAATTGCTTAATAATGGGCGCTACTTTGGCGCTTTCTTGCCCCTGCAGCTTGCCCAAATTCCACGGCCGCAGAGAGGGTAGGCTCCCACCGACGGGGATACCGCATATCCTCGAGATAATGTGGGCCGTTTCCCTGGCGCGGGAAAGATCAGAACTAACCAGCAGCGCCGGGCGATCTTTGATGTTACAAAGCTTCTGGCCGACCTTTTTTGCCTCTTCCCTGCCGCGGTCGTCCAACGGTACGTCTATGTGGCCCCTGATCTTGTCGGCATCACCAGGTGGTTGATCACCAACGGTATTGTTATATTTGGTGCTGCCGTGACGGATAAAATCAAGCGGCCTGGTTTCACCTTGGGTGGGCGACGGCCCATTCACCAAGGGTAGCGTGTGACCGCTATCCACGTAGCGCCTTGTGTATGATTATCGCCGCTTTCGATGTTCTTTTAAGCACAACCTAGAAGCCCATATAGCCGCCGAGGCCGGCTTGCGCACCACCTAGGCCGCTAGGATCGGCCCCCCAGGGGAAGGACGGCGCCTGCGGCTGCTGATTGGGGTCGGTGTAGGTCCCGGCCGGGGCCAGTACGGGCGGCGGCGGGCCCTGCGCTCCCAGCATTTGCGGGGGGCCGCTGAAGGCCATATTACTACCCCCGGGCTGAAATGAAGTGTTGCCCGGCACCGGAGCGGCCGGAGGCTGGGCCGGCCCGGAGGACTGCATACCGAGCATCGGCATGGTGGGGGCCTGCGGCTGCGACTGAGCGACGATTGCCGCCTGCTGCTGGGCGCCAATCTGCTGGGCGAGAGTAGGCCCCTGCGGCTGCCGTTGCACTTAGAAGCCCCCGCCTTGAGGCGGAGGAGCCCCTTGAGGGAATGGACCGAATACCCCGCCACCACCGGTCCCGATGCCACCACCGCCAGGCATAACGCCGGCGGGCAACCCGGGAGGCTGATTCATGGAACCAACGCCATGCGCCTGCATATTCTTCTGCTGCTGCTGCATCCCCTGCATGGCTTTTTGGTATTGAGCATAGGGGCCCGTAGCCATCATCTGCTGCATAGACAGCCCGGGAAGGTCATAGCCGGGCTGCGTAGCAGCGGTGGGATTGGTCAGGGCTTGAGTGGTCGGGTCGGTGTATGGCGCCGAAGGTCCGGCGACCATGGGGGCGGTATTAGGGAACAATTCCTGCTCCTACCTTATTGCATCTGGCGCAATACCAGAACTCACAATCAAATTGCCATTCTGATTTAGAGCGGCGCCATTTATGGCCGACAAGAAAGCAGATAAGGCGCTTAGGAAACATTTTTTTCCAACCTATCGGCGACACGCCTGAGTAGCCCGCTGAGCGACCGTGGCTGCTTGTCGCTTTCCGGCCCCCACTTGAAGGCGCGGCAGAAATCATCTGCGAGCTTGCGCAGATCGATCACGTCTTGGTCGGTGGACATTGCATGAATGCATTGTGTGCGAGGCATTCATCAAAGACCTGCTCAGAAAACTTCGGGTCCTTCATCGCCTCTGCAAATTTGACTATCTCCGGGTCGGAAACCATTACACCGTCCCGAAACCAGACCCCGCCTAGCTTTTCCATCATCGCCTATGGTCCTCTATGTTGGTCGAGGGTCTGGCGTTCTGCATGAAGGCGTTCCAGTTCGGGCCCCCGGACATCGGGGGTTTGGGTTGGAAATTCGGCGCCACTGTAATGCCCGGCATGGCCGGCGCCCCCCTCCCCGCTTGCATTTGCTGCAAATATTGCAAGTGTTGCTGCAATTGCTGCGACATGTCGGGATTGGCAGACGGCCCGCTGACCATCGGCATGGTGTTGGGGAACATCTTAAAATCCCTTTGGGTATACCAGCTTGCGATTAAAGTTAGGAGTAGAAATATGCTTGTCAAGCGCAACAGATAGGTAGCGGAAGGCGTCGGCGCCATGGGAGGCCCAATCGTGTTTGGGGGAGCTCTTAAAGACCTTGTCCTTTTCGTTCCATTCTGTCTGGTACATGCGGAGGCACTCTATACCACGTTCGCACTTTTCCGCGTCAAAATAGCATCTAGGCAGTAGCAGTCGCACGCTGTTGATTCCGAGTTCCCGCACGGCGGACGGGAGCACAGTAATTCGGCGTAGTCCATGCGCCGCGAGAGCCTCTGAATAATCTCGTTCTGAGCCGGGATGTCGCGCTTCCGCATCATGAGGCAGGAAATGCTGGGCATAGCTGTATGAGCGGTCTAGGACGGCCTTTGCGTACGGCGCAGAATCGGCCCCTTTATTCTCCATATAATCAATTAGGTGGACTGCCTTTCCGACCAACTGAAAGAACCAGACGGCGGTAGCATCTCTGTCGCCCCCGATATCCCAGGCGGTGTAGACCCTAAAATTGGGGTCGTATGGGACCTTAGTAAGGCGACCATCTTTGAGAGCATCTCCCATCTGCTTTCCATAATAGGCGCCTGGGTTAGCGGCTTCAAAGTCACACTCGTATTCCTGATTATAGGCATCTTCGGACATTTGCGTCCTCGCTTGCCTAAGCTCATCTTCGGACAGAAGGCCCTTGGTCTTATAGAACTGGTTGACCTGCTCAGAAGTCGCCCCCCTTAAAATGGGCTCCCATTCCGGCGCCCATGTAAGATGGGCGGGAACTAGGTTGCTGGCCTTGAGGCAGCCGGAAAACCACTCCCCAGGATTTTTAACTGCGTCTCTGTAGGTGTCGTAGAAGCTATTATGGCCTCTGGGGGTACCGATAAATGTCGCAAACCCTCTGCGGTCACTGAGAGCCGGCCGAACAACCTGGGTCCAAGCACGCGGATCAATGTCTGCGTATTCATCAAGCACTGATCCGTCGAAACGCAGACCGCGCAGGGAGTCATAATTATCAGCCCCGAACAATCGGACTGTTGACCCATTGAAATATGTCACCGTTAGTTCCGACTGGTTAACCTTAGCCAGGCCTTTTTCTATATACGGCGCCCCGGCTTCCTTCAGATAGTCAAAGACCGTCGCTTTCGCCTGGGCGTAGGTAGGCGCTATGTAAGCATATAGGCTACGGTCGTAATCGTTCCGTAGAGCGGATCTTTGTAGATCGTGAATGGCGGCAACGGTCTTACCAGCCCTGCGGTGAGCCACAACGGCAGCAAATCGCTGCTCTCGCCCGTGAAATGGCTTGAAGTAGGCCCTGGGCTTGTAGTTGATCTTGATGAAGGCCGTGTCATCTATGACCTGGCTGGTGCCGGGGGCGCATTCTGCTAGGGACACTTAATAGCCGGCCCAGTTCCCCGGATACGCGCAAGCGCACCTGGCGCCGCTCTTGCGATGCCTTTCGCAAAGATAGACGGCCAGCGCCAGAATGGGAAGATGGATCAGAATGACTATAAGTTGCATATTATCAGTGGGGTGCCGATTATTAGGGGGTCTATACCAACTAACAGGAGGTATTGTGGCTTTTTTATGATCAGGTGGGCTTTGTATTGGGTGAGCGAACGGGGCGTCTCGCTACGCTCTCTGGAGCATGGCATACGATGCGTCAAAGGGGGCCCTCCCTTTATAGACCTGCCCATCCCTATAGAACAAACCGTGAACACCCCTCAGTGCGTAACTACCAATTACGCACTGACTATGCTATGCTGTTGATACTACTAGCGTAAAGCGGCGCGCGCGGGAGAGGGTAACGCTCTGGGTAACAAGACTCGTGCTGCCCTTACCTTTCTTGCCCACTGCCCACCTGTTAGATCAGGCCAAAAGGTGGGCTGGAGGTGTTAGCGCCGACCATCGGTTGGCTCCAAACGCACGTTTCCAGTCCTCAGTAGTTGTTCGGGGGCGGCCAATCCCCGGAAGTCCCCGAAGGGAATATTTCGGTTTCCACTTAAGCCTAGCGGCTTATCTCGCTCACGCGTGGACCTGGATAAACCAGGCGGGGAAGCGCTTTTGCAACCGATCTATCGCTTCAGGTTAGCGAGATTGTGTGAGGTACCTGAGCAGGGCTCGCAAGTAGTGCTCCCACTCCTCTAGAGTCAGGCGCTCCGTGCCTGCTCGCTCCTTCATAATTTTTGTCGCGATCCGCTCAACCGCCTTGTCGAGAGTCATTTCATCCACTCCGCCCAAGTCTGGTACCCTAGTGGAGTGTAGCTTAGTCATTGGTCAAGGCCAGCGCCTCTGAATCATTGCGAAGATATGGCCTGCGTTTGAGTAGTGCGTCAAGGTACTCGATAGAGGATCGACATTTGGGGCAATTGCACTTGCGGTATTTACCGATAGCCGCTTCGTAATCTGCTTCGTTAGAATCCAGGTCCGGGCATGATCGCCTCCTTGTCATAAAGCCAGGACTGCCAGTGTGAGGACTAGCAGCATTAAAGAAATCGGGACACCGCATATCGCATCGCGCCATGTCCATAACCAAAATTTCCAGGTAGGCCCAGTCATTTTTGGAGTATATAAGGCCCAACGAAATCGTCGGGCGTGAGCGCGCGTAGGCCCAGGACCTTCTTGGCAATCGCCCGCCGTTCCTTGCTGCAACGATGGCAGAAAGCCTTATCGATGGTCACGCCGGCTGGAGGCTGCCAAGGCCTACCGCAATGCCGGCACTCCGCGAGGGAAACTCTTGCCAGGGCCACCATATCAATTTATGGCCAAAAGCCGTATCCGGCGCGCCGAAACATAATGCTCGCGACTATAATGCCTCCGATGGCGGCACCAACAATTACCCAATCCATCCATATTTCGGCTTCCATCATTCATCCCAACCACTGACAACCCTCACTAGGCTGTTGGTCTCCAGTGTATCAGTTACCTTGCCATCGAGTCTATCGGCAATTTCTTTGGTGGCGCCGACATCCCCCGTATGGCTTCTAGCTACTAGTGCGGCTGCTGTCTTCTCTAGCATGCCGGGTTTGTCCATTATGGCTTGTAGGGCGTCTTTGAATGGCTTGCTTTTGGGTCGTCCGGCGGGGTTGCCGGATTGTCCTGGCTTCCATCTGCCCTCTCGCGGGGGAGCCACTCCAGTGAGCGGACTCACTTCGGCATAAATCGCACCCATGGGGTCGCGCCAGCTCTCTTCGTCTTGTTCCACAGCGTGTTACCAATTCGCCTTTTGCAAAGTTCTTCGTCGTCTTGCGAGACGACCGGAATTAGATAGGGGTAGGGCCAGCCATCTGTGCCTCCTTTTGGGGGTCGGGCCAATAACCGATTGGGCATACAATATGGCGCCAACTCATTAGCAATTATTCCCAAATTGCAAACTTTAAAAGCGGTTACTCATTGTAACCGATTTTTAACCAATTTAGCGCTTGCATTGCTTCAAGAAATGCGTTAACTTAGTAAGTAGTTGAAATGGCTCCATAATATGTCTTATGCGAATGAGGCCAGGATTGGAGGCAAGTCTTCTTAAAATGCGAAGCGTCTGCAGGTCATTCTCTACATCAACGATGGGCCAGAATAGTTTAAACGAGGGAGTAAGTTTAGCGCGCCCTCGAGTCCGCCATGCGCGCAGCAGTTGCCCGCTTCTCACTTAGAGGCCCAATGTCCCTATATCAGCTTGTGTGCCCCGCGTGCAAAAAAATAATCATCAAGATATTGGACAAGGAGCCGCCAGCTACCGATTGTCCGTCCTGTCGTCTGCGGGGTAAGCTTATCCCCCTCGCCTGCTCACGCATTGGTGACTAGACAATTAGTTCGCAAAATGCGAAACGGGCCAGCGCTAGTTGGGGTGCAGTGACGCAAGGACGGCGGGGCAAATGTTGCTGCGGGTGGAGCCGTAAACTGCACTACACCCGCAGTGCTGGGGTGTAGCTCAGTGGTTAGAGCTGGCGGTTCATAACCGTTAGGTCCCAGGTTCGAATCCTGGCGCCCCAACTAAACGCGGCGATACTTCCCAGTCGGACTGGCAGCCGATGGACTTTTCGTCCCCGAATCGCCCTTGGCGGCGTACCGGGGCTCGCCACCGCGCGGCAAAGCGCCGACTTTCCACTGGCCGGAATTGAAGGCAGCCGGATAGCCCA